TGAAAATAAAGCGGTCCCAAGATATATTATTACAGTAAAGGGAGCAAAACTTTCACCAGAGTCAGAAAGAAAATTGCTTGAGTTTTTTCAAGTTGGACTAAAAGGAAAGAACCACAGATCCCTATATATTCCACTTCCACCAGACTCATCAGATTCAAAAACTGAATTTAAAATGGAGCCAATTGAAGCTGGCGCACAGGAAGGCTCATTTGAAAAATACAGAAATTCAAATAGAGATGAAATATTAATGGCTCACAGAGTCCCAATTAATAAAATTGGCACACCAGCAGGTATTAATTTAGCTGCAGCCAGAGATGCAGATAAGACATTTAAAGAGCAAGTCTGTAGGCCAGCACAGGAAAACCTTGAAAAAAAGATTAATAAAATAATTCAAGAAATGACTGATGCACTAGAACTTAGATTTAATGAATTAAGTTTAACGGATGCCGATACCCAGTCAAAGATTGATGAAAGATATCTTAGATTCCAGGTAATAACTCCAAATGAAATTAGAGTTAGAATGGGTATGGTTCCAAGAGAAGGCGGGGACGTGCCAGTCGACCTTGCGGCACAGGCAGCCGAAATTAAAGCCCAAGCAAATCAGAGCAGAACTCGTGACCAAGAAAGATCAGCTAATTCCCCAGATAAATCTGGGGAGGGTAGAAATACAAAGGGAGACGGAAGACAAGTCAACTAGTTCTACTCAACTGGTTATTTGCCTTTTTATACAACAATCTCTATAATATATACATATGATCATAGAAAAGTCACATTGGTCCGCTAATGGAAATGCTATTAATTTATCAATTCCATTTACAAAGGTCAATAGAGAAAAAAGAACAGTCTCAGGTTTTGCAACATTAGACAACCTGGATCAGACTGGTGACGTCGTTACACAAGAAGCAAGTATGAAAGCATTTGAAGGTTTCAGAGGAAACCTAAGAGAAATGCATCAGCCACTTGCAGTTGGCAAGGTTGCTTCATTTAGACCAGAGACTTTTTACGACCCAATAACAAAAGAATTTTACAACGGAGTTTACGTTGATGCATACATTTCAAAAGGCGCTCAGGATACATGGGAGAAAGTTTTAGACGGAACTCTCACTGGATTCTCAATTGGCGGAAAGATTCTTGAATCAGATAACGAAGTAAACAAATCAACAGGAGCATCAGTAAGATTTATTAAAGATTATGCACTAGTTGAACTATCAATCGTTGATTCACCAGCAAACGAACTATGTAACATTTTTTCTATTGAAAAAGTAAACGGACAAATGATTTTTAAAGGCATCGCAGCAGATGTTAAAATGGAAAATATTTTTTATTGTGCAGACAGCGATTCTGTATTTATGTCAACAGAGTCAGAATACCTGTCTCCAGTTACTGGAAAAAAGACAGAGCTCATTGGATGGGTAGAGTCAAACGACGTAAACAAAGGAAAAGAAATAGAAAAGATTCTTGATTCACGTAGATCAAGATTGCAAACATTGCCTGAAACACAAAATATAAATACGGCAATTGCAGAAGGAGGAAATGAAGTGGAAAAGCTTAATATAAACCAAGCAACTCCAGTAGTAGAAGAAGCAGTTGTAGAAACACCTGCAGAAATTATTGAAGAAGTTGCCCCAGTAGAACAAGATTCTGCTGAAGTTGTAGCTGAAGTAACTTCTGCCGAAGTTCTGGAAAAATCAGCAGAACTAACAGTTCAGGAGTCACCTGATTTTGTTAAGATGCTAGGCGACCTTAAGGGTTTCTTCTCAGAGACTTTGGAAAAGGCCTCTGAGGCAAACGCTGCTCAGGTTTCAACAATCAAGGAGACAGTCGAAGCTTTCAGCAAGAATGTCGATTTGAGAATTTCAGAATTAGCAGAAAAGCACACAGAACTCTCAACAGCAGTTGATTCAATTAAGTCTATAATGGACACAGTTGAAAAAAGAGTAGACGCAGTAGAATCAGACACTGCAATCAAGAAGTCCTCTGACCTTGGCGGGTCAACAGGAGTAACAATCAAAAAATCAAAATGGAACGGCACTTTCCTCGGTTCCGTTAGCGAATTAACAAAATAAAGGGTAAGGTGAAAAACTAATGAGTAATGAACTATTAGCAAAAGCAGCTGAAGTAGGCACAACACTAACAGGTGGAATGACTGGCTCAGCAAACCCTACCGACGGAATTCACGTAGGTTCCGAGGGTAAGGGAGGCTTGCTCAATCCTGAGCAATCCGCAAGATTCCTTGATTACATGTTCGATGCAACAGTAATCGGTAAGGTAGCACGTACAGTTCGAATGAGAGCTGACACTACAGAGATTGATCGTATCGGCGTCGGAGAAAAGCTTATGAAGCTTGCATCTGAAGCAGAGAACACTGGCTCAAATGCAGCCGTACAGTTCTCAAAGATTTCTCTCACAACAAAGAAACTTCGCCTAGATTGGGAGCTTTCAACTGAGTCTCTAGAAGACAACATTGAAGGTGCAGATCTAGAAGATCACATTGCAAGACTCATGGCAACACAAGCTGGTAACGACCTTGAGGACGTAGTCCTTAACGGTAACACAGCTCTAACTGGAGATAACCTTTATAAGGCATTCGACGGTATTGTCAAGATTGCAAAGACAAATGGTCGTGTAGTAGCTGGAGCGGGCGCAGCAGTGTCTCGTGACATCTTCAACAAGGCTCTAAAGGCAATGCCACGTAAGTACAAGCAACGTCGTCCAGACCTACGCTTCCTTGCAGGCTCAAACCTTATACAAGATTACTTGTATTCAAACTCACAGAACATCCAAAACGTTAACCCACAAGATATTGCTTCAAGCATTATCCGTGGAAACGAAGGTGCTCTAGGTGGTCCAGCAGGATATGTTGCACCATTCGCATTTGGTATTCCAATTGTTGAAGTTCCACTACTTAAGGAAACTCAAGTAGGATCATATGCAACACCAACAGGAGAGCACGGAGACGTCCACTTGACATTCCCAAATAACGTTGTTATTGGTATCAAGCGCGATGTAACTGTTTACCGCTTCTTCTGGCCAAAGAAGGACTCAATCGAATATACAATGTATACTCGCGTGGGTACCCAAATTGAGCAGGCAGACGCATGGGTAGTCGTTAAAGACGTTAAGGTTGCTTCTTAATTTAAGAAATAACTTGCTGGAAAGGCCCCTAATTAATTTTAGGGGCTTTTCATTTTAATTTTATAGTGCTATAATTTATATACATACCAAAGGAGTATATATATGTCATTTGACACACTTAAGGTCAAGGATTTAAAAGCATTAGCAGCGGACTTCGCAGTTGATGTGGACGGCCTAAAAAACAAAGCAGATATTATTGCATCACTTTCAGAAGAAGGAGTAACTTGGTCAGTATATCAAGGTACACTTAAAAACATTGAGAACGCAAAAGAAGATGCAGATGAAATTCTTCCTAGACTAGATCCAAATCAAAAGCTAGATGAAGATATGGTTCTAGTAAAAATGGATCGACCAAACTACAGATACGATGCACTAGGTTTTACATTCACACTAGAGCACCCATTTGTAGCAATGAAGCCAGATGTGGCTCAAGAAATTTTTGATAAGGAGGAAGGGTTTAGATTGGCTACACCTAGAGAAGTACAGGAGTATTACAACTAAGCCTAACACATGGCAGAGATATACATAAACACAAGCACGGCAGCAACAACAAAACTTTACGTAAAAGGTGAAGCTATAACGCCAACATCATCCGTAGTTGTAAAATTTTATGACATAACTGGTGATCCGCTTGTTTCTCCACAGATTAGTCCATCATCAATTATTGCTACTGTAACAGCAGAAGCGAGTGAAGTTGACCAAGGATCATTTAGTGTTTATCTGCCAGTGCAGCATTCAACAAGAAATAGAAAGTTTAAGTTAGTTTGGGATTGGCAGTTCAACTCAGTTGCATACTCAACTACAACCTACCTAGATATTGTTACTCCATACGTTGATATTCAAGAGGCAGCTCAAGAGATGGGTCTTGGTTCAGATTCAAATGATCCAAGTCATAGGACACATCAAGAGTTAAAGTTGGCGGAAAGATATGCAAGAAACATAATTGAAGGACACACTGGACAAAAGTTTTATTTGCATGATGATAGATTCTTTACGATAGGAAGTGATTCAGATACACTTTCAATGCCTAAGAAAATAAATCGACTACATACCCTATATGCTAATGATGAACTATTGGTAGACAATATTAACAGCATTAATAATTTAGGCATAGTTGTTGAAAATACAGTAAGTGGATTTGGAATAAGAGCAAACCATTTTGCTGGCATCAATGATGATGTATATATTGCAAATGGAATGGTGCCGCCTTCAATAAATGACTCTTCCCCAAATATTTTTAGAAGATCAAAGTCGTATAAAGTTTATGCAAGATTTGGCTGGGATTATATTCCAAATGAAGTTAGAGACGCAGCGGTTGAGCTAATGAAGATGTACTTTGCAAAAGATCGTGTGTGGAGAGATAGATATGTTAAAAAAATCTCTACAACAGATTGGGATTTTGAATATTCTTCAGAGGCATTTAACGGAACTGGATCTTCTTACGCAGATAGGCTTCTAGCAGACTACGTTATAACACAAATGGTACTGGTGTAATGTTTGACGTGGTTGATGGTTTAATGACCATGAAAATGGATGTCTACCGTCAATCAGAACGGCAGGATTCAAACACTGGCGCAATGGTTAGAGAATTTTCTTATATTAAAACAATAGATTGTTACGCCCGTGGAATTATTAGCCAAAACGGCGGTAAAGGTAATGACAGACAAAAATTTACAAATAAATATTCTAATGATCAATATATAGAAGTAAGAACATCTGATAGGCTAACTGCTAGAGATAAAGTAAAAAATATTAGAGATGTAAATGGCAAACCTATCTGGTATGAATTAAATTATCCAAATGATACTGATACGGTATTTGATGTGGCAGGAACAACTCCAATATCAGACCCGTTTGGAAATGTTGTTGGATATAACTCCTCATTAGAAAGAGCGGAGAATCAGCAAATTGGCATCTGAAATTTTAGCAATTAAAGCAGCAAGCGGATTAGTTA